GACCGCGTTCAGGGCATTTTCATGCTCTGACTGGAGGGCGTAGGCTACCATTTGATAAAAATAGTGGCCCTTATCCGTTCTCATTGAAGCTACTCCTTACATATGGGTTGATCCTGAACCGCTATCCTGACGGATAACGTTCCCTGGTTTGATTCAGGGATTCAGGTAACTAGGACTCGAGACCCAGAAGCTTGCCAACATTAGTAGAGTTGAGCCAAGCAAGAAGCCCCGCGACGTCATATCCAATCTCAGTATCGGTAAAACCGGTAATGGGATTATCAATGACAAGGTTGGCCTTCATAAAGTCGTCCACGTTGTTTGCGGGTGTCAACGGATCGGCGACGAGTTTGCGATGTTCCAACTTGGAAACATGGCGCTCGCGCTTGTTCGTTACGTTGTGCGAAAGCGTCAGGATATAACTTCCATCGGCTTTCGCATAAACGGACTTCTTTCCCTCGCGGCTAATCGCTGCGAGAGACTGGGCGACAGCGTTAACAGTCACTGTCTGCGGATCAGAGAACATCTGTAACTTACTCCTATTGGTAGGTTGGTTTTGGTGACATAGGTAACGGCTCTTTTAAAACCGTTGAGCACCTATGGCAGCCAGGATTGTGTACTGAAGGGGTGTTAAAGCCCCTCCAAACGACAGGCCAAACGGATGGCACGCTTCGCGTACTTTCGTCTCATAGTAATGAGTCGTTTTCGTACTGAAGTAACCATCTGTGCCAAAGAACTGGTATTCCCTCCGCGTCTCTTTCATGACGTAGAGATACCTGGCAACCGTTCGATCAGCCACCTGTTCGGATAGTACGTTAAGTACGTCACCGACATTGGAGAACCAATCGAACAACCAGGACCAGGGCATGGCATTCCACACTACCGCTGGGGTCACTCTTAACCCCAGAAGACCTGCCTTTAAGTAGGCTTCGGTAGTTGGCAACGACGTGTCGCCTAGGTAGAACACGAATTCTCCTGATGCCCACGCCTTAGTGGTCATCGCTAGAGAAATCCTATGTCGCCAGGCGGACGGCCTCTGAGTACGGCCAGGCCAATCCACGAAAGTGTTTCGGCTAGAACCGAGGGAATTAACATCCCTTATAATCAGAGTCGTAGCGTCGTCGAGAAGTGTCACGCGTCTTCTAACGGGTTTCCCGTTGTTCCGAATCAAGAATTGGAACTGTTGATCTAACTTCTCAATCGTTTTGATTGTGTCCATTAGATCATTTAGAAGGGGTTTCCAACCAAACTGTATAGCTAGGAACCAATCCGAAATGTCACGCATAGACTCGATCCTCCCCTTTATCAGGGAAGTGAGATCTCGCGCTTCAGCTAGGATGACACCCAGATCAAGCAGTGGGTTGGTGGGCTTCGCAGCTGCGAAAGCCCTCGCGTGAAGGTCGTCAACATTTAGGTCGATTGACGGAGGATAAGTATCCTGCGGGTTGATACCACTATGGTTTCCACCTGTTAGGATAGTTTGTAATCCGTATTTCACCCTATTGTTGCCGGTCCAAGGAGTAATAGTACCGGTACCTTCGGCTTCGTGAGTCCACCATCCTTTACGGATTTGTAGTGGTCCGCCATCGTCATAGAAGTTCGTTTGACGAAATGGCTCGAAGTTGGGGTTCCGGACCGTATCATAGCACCGCGAGACATTTTCGAATTCTCGAAAATCCTGCGGATACCAGTCGTGTTCGACTTTGGTAACACCGTTTCTCGCCTGTCCGACTGTGGTAGGAGCGAAAAGTTTCCACTTACGCTCCCGCCGCCGGTTAAGACGGGGTAACTGCGGGCCCCAAACTGGGGTCGTAGTTGAGGACGGCATTCTATGATACTTCCTTCTTCTCACTAGGTCTGTCAGAGTTCGGTGCAGTCGCACCGGGAGTCCCTCACGG